AGTATCGGAATGGATGAATATTTTGATCGGTTGTTCAATCTTCACGAAACTACCACAAATTACCCACCATATAACTTGGTGCAAATAAATAATGTTGAGTCAAGACTTGAAATTGCACTCGCAGGATTTAGAAAGGAGGAAGTTAATGTTTTCACCGAGTATGGAAAACTTTTTGTTGAAGGGCAAAAATCAGATACAGAATCGGATAGGACGTTTATCCACAAGGGTCTGGCTCAACGAAGTTTCAAAAGAGCGTGGACACTCTCGGACGACACAGAAGTTAGAGAAGTCACCTTTGAAGATGGATTACTTGTCATTCGACTAGGAAAGATTGTTCCAGAACATCACGCTCGAAAAGACTATCTTTAAATAATAATGTCTGTTAGGGTGGGTAAAATAGGTTATAAATAGTCTTTGAACCCAAATATCGTCGGCGCTGGGAGGTAACTGGCAAAATCCAGTTGCACCTCCCCTTTTTTTGTGCTATAATCAATTGAGAGGAAAAATAAAAAATGTCAGTTAAATTAGCATTGTTAAAATCTGGCGAAACAATAGTTTCAGATGTTAAAGAGTTAATTGCAGATAATGTTATTTCAGATAATGAAAATAAAATTTGTGGATACTTGTTTGAAAATCCTCAGGTTGTTGATTTAAGGAAAACTATTTTACTTGTGGAGGATAATGATGATTGTTCTTCTAAAAAAGGAGATCTGGAAATAGTTTTATTTCCTTGGATAGTTCTTACTAGTGATAAACAAATATTAGTAATGCCAGATTGGGTTGTTACTATAGTCGAACCAATTGAAGAAATTAAAAAGATGTATGAGGAGAAAGTAAATGCAAAAAACAGTTAAATGTATACTATTGAAGTATAGTAATGTACTTATTACAGAAATTGTAGAAGTTGGTTCTGAACTTGGGGAACCTGATTGTAAATTAATTAATCCGTATAAAATTGACCCTAATGGAAATCTTACTCCTTGGTTAGATATAACAAATCAGAATGAAATGATGATACATTCTGATAGTATTCTTACTATTGTTGATCCTACTGAAGAAATTGTTGAAAAGTATCTTAATCTAACATCTTAGCGAATTGAACGCTTTATTATTAATTTATTTTGTAATTATCTATGTCTCTTCGCTTTTATACAAACGTTCAGATGGTCGGGGACCACTTCTTGGTGCGTGGTTATGAAAATGGTAAACATTTTATGACCCGTGAAAAGTTTAACCCGACTCTTTTTGTTCCTTCCAATAAAAAAACAAAATATAAAACTCTAACAGGAGAATATGTTGAGGCAATTCAACCTGGGTGTGTTCGTGATTGTCGTGAGTTTATCAAGAAGTATGAAAATGTAGAGAACTTTAAAATTTATGGGAATACTCAATACATTTATCAGTATATTTCTGAAATGTATCCTGAGGCTGAAGTTAAGTTTGACATTAGTAAAATCAAAGTAAGCACTCTTGATATTGAGGTCGCATCAGAGAATGGATTTCCTGATGTTGAAAGTGCTGCAGAGGAAGTGCTGCTGATTACAATTCAGGATTATTCATCGAAGCAAATTCGCACCTGGGGTTTGGGTCCATTTCAGAACAAGCAAAAGAATGTAATTTACAGGTCTTTTACTACTGAAAGAGACTTGTTGATGGACTTTATTAACTGGTGGATGGTGGAGGATAATATTCCAGAAGTTGTAACTGGTTGGAATATTGAACTGTATGATATTCCATACCTCATCCGTCGTCTTGAACGTGTTCTTGGTGAAAAACTGATGAAGCGTTTTTCACCTTGGGGTCTTGTGACTGAAAGTGAAATGTATATTTCTGGTCGTCGTCATATTTCTTATGACGTTGGTGGAATTACTCAACTTGATTATCTGAATCTTTATAAAAAATTCACTTATAAGACACAGGAATCATACCGTCTGGATTATATCGCGGAAGTAGAACTTGGGAAGAAAAAACTAGACCACTCTGAGTTTGATACTTTTAAGGACTTCTATACGAAGGGATGGCAAAAGTTTGTGGAGTATAACATTGTTGACGTAGAACTTGTTGATCGTCTGGAAGACAAGATGAAACTAATTGAACTTGCTTTGACGATGGCATATGATGCTAAGGCAAACTATTCAGATGTTTTCTCACAAGTTCGTATGTGGGATACGATTATCTATAATTATCTCAAAAAAAGAAATATTGCAATTCCCCCAAAAGAAAAGTCAGATAAAGATGCTCAGTATGCTGGTGCTTATGTAAAAGAACCAATACCTGGAATGTATGATTATGTTGTAAGTTTTGATTTAAACAGTCTCTACCCACATTTGATACAAATGTATAATATCTCACCAGAAACTCTGATGGAGGAACGTCATCCGACAGTCAATGTAGATAAAATCCTCAATCAAGAACTGACATTTGAGATGTATAAAGACTATGCGGTATGTGCGAATGGTGCTATGTATCGTAAAGACGTTCGTGGGTTCCTTCCAGAACTGATGGAGAAGATTTACAATGAACGTGTAATCTTTAAGAAGAAAATGCTTGCGGCAGAGCAGGAATATGAGAAGACCAAGAATAAACAACTTCTCAAAGAAATTGCCCGATGTAATAATATTCAGATGGCACGTAAGATTCAACTTAACTCTGCTTATGGTGCAATTGGTAATCAGTATTTTCGATATTTTAAACTCGCAAATGCCGAGGCAATCACGCTGTCTGGTCAGGTTTCTATTCAGTGGATTATGAATAAGATGAATTCTTATTTAAATAAAATTCTTAAAACGGGAGATGTAGATTATGTTATTGCTTCAGATACTGATTCCTTGTATATTAATATGGGTCCTTTGGTTGAAAGTGTATTCAAAGGGCGAGAGAAAACTACTCAAGGCATTGTGTCGTTCCTTGATAAGGTCTGTGATGTGGAATTTGAAAAGTATATTGAAAGTTCTTACCAAGAATTGGCCGACTATGTGAATGCTTACGACCAGAAGATGTTTATGAAGCGAGAGTGTATCGCTGATCGTGGTATTTGGACTGCGAAGAAGCGATACATTCTCAACGTCTGGGATAGCGAAGGTGTCCGTTATGAAGAACCAAAACTTAAAATCAAAGGTATTGAAGCAATCAAATCTTCTACGCCAGCACCTTGTCGCAAGATGCTGAAAGATTCTTTTAAGATTTTAATGAGTGGGTCTGAAGATGATATGATTAACTTTATTAATAAATGCCGCGAAGAGTTTAAGAGTCTTCCACCAGAACAGATTGCTTTTCCTAGGACTGCTTCTGATGTGCGTAAATATTATTCTTCTGGGGATATTTACTCTAAAAAAACTCCTATCCATATTCGTGGAGCACTGCTCTTCAATCATTACGTCAAACAAAAAAATCTTACAAACAAGTATTCTCTAATTCAAAACGGAGAAAAAGTTAAGTATATTTTTCTTAAAAAACCTAATATCATTCGAGAAAATGTAATCTCATTTATTCAAGAATTTCCTAAGGAACTTGGACTTGACAAATACATCGACTATGATTTACAATTTGAAAAGAGTTTTATAGAACCATTGGGAACAATTCTCAACACTATTGGTTGGAAAACCGAAAAAACAACAAACTTAGAAGGATTTTTTTTCTAGTGGAACTACCAATTACAGAATATGAATTAGAACTTATTATGGGAGCTCTAAAAAACAAAGAACCACAACTCTATAATAAGTTATGGTCTTATAAATTTAATCGTAAGAATACAAAAAACAAGGAATAATTATGGATTTTCTTAAAGATATTGTAAAAGAAATTGGTGGGGAATACACCCAACTTGCTTCGGAAATTAATGAAACTGAGATCTTTGTGGATACGGGTTCTTACATTTTTAATGCTCTTGTATCCGGCAGTATATTTGGTGGTGTATCTGGGAATAAGATTACTGCAATCGCAGGTGAGAGTTCTACGGGAAAGACTTTCTTCTCTCTCGCCGTCGTTAAAAATTTCCTTGATAATAATCCTACTGGATATTGTTTGTATTTTGATACTGAAGCTGCAATCACCAAATCCCTTTTGGAAAGTAGAGGAATTGACACAACTCGCTTGGTGGTTGTCAATGTAGTAACTGTAGAGGAGTTTCGTACAAAAACACTCAAAGCAGTTGATATCTACCTTAAAACTAAAGAGGAAGATCGGAAACCTTGTATTTTTGTACTCGACTCTTTGGGAATGCTTTCAACAAATAAAGAAATAAATGATGCTCTTGCTGAAAAAGATACTCGTGATATGACTAAAGCGCAATTGATTAAAGGCGCTTTTCGTATGTTAACTCTTAAGTTGGGTCAAGCAAAGATTCCTATGCTAGTGACAAATCACACATACGAATCGATGAGTTTATATGGCGGGAAGCAAATGTCAGGAGGATCTGGATTGCAATATGCATCATCAACTATCATTTATCTTTCCAAATCAAAAGAAAAGGATGGTTCTGAAGTTGTTGGAAATATTATTAGATGCAAAACTCAAAAATCGCGTTTAAGTAAAGAAAATCAAGAAGTTCAGGTTCGTCTTTATTATAATGAACGTGGTCTTGACCGATATTATGGACTGCTTGAACTTGGTGAAGAAGCAGGAATGTGGAAGAATGTTGCGGGTCGGTATGAGATTAATGGTAAGAAACTCTATGCAAAAGAAATTTTAAAAAATCCGGAACAATATTTTACCGAAGAAGTAATGCAGCAACTTGATGCTGCCGCGAAACAAGAATTCTCTTATGGAACGAATTGAGACTACGATTCTCAGAAACCTAATATTTAATGAAGATTACTCACGCAAAGTCATTCCTTTTATTCAACCAGATTATTTTGAGAGCAAATCCGAAAAGGTCATTTTTGAAGAGATTGTTCAGTTTATTGTTAAGTATGGTTCAGCAATCACAATTGAAGCACTCAATATTGAAGTAGAGAATAGAACTGATCTTAACGAAACTGAGATTAAAGAAATTAGAGAAATTAACTTTTCTCTAAACGATTCCCCAGTGGAAAATAACTGGTTGCTCGATACTACTGAAAAGTGGTGTCGTGATAGGGCAATTTACCTTGCTCTTATGGAATCCATTCATATTGCTGATGGTAATAATGAGAAGAAGAATCGTGATGCGATTCCAAGTATTCTTTCTGATGCATTAGCAGTATCTTTTGATAATAATATTGGGCACGATTACTTAAATAACTACGAAGAGAGATATGAGTATTATCACCGAAAGGAGGACAAAATTGAATTTGATCTTGAATATTTTAACAAAATCACGAAAGGTGGTCTCCCTAACAAAACTCTTAATATCGCTCTTGCTGGTACGGGTGTCGGGAAGTCTCTATTCATGTGCCATTTGGCTAGCTCCGTCTTGCTCCAGGGACGGAACGTTTTGTACATTACGCTCGAAATGGCGGAGGAGCGAATTGCTGAAAGAATTGACGCAAATCTTCTGAATGTTCCAATTCAACAACTGGTAGACTTGCCTCGCCAGATGTTTGAAAATAAGGTTAATAATATTGCGAAGAAGACACAGGGAACTCTGATTATTA